ATAGGCCAGGCAAAGCGCAGAAATCGTTCCGTCAAGGTTACCCACGCTCAATGTCGGCGTGGGCGCGCTGCCGTCGCTGACCTCTTCAAATCCTTCCGTCTGAATGGGCCAAGGCTTGTATTCTACTCCCTGCCACCAGATGGATTTCGCAGGCAATAAAGCCGGGTCGCCCTTGGCCTGCAGCAGTTCCTCTTCGGTGTATGGGATGGGGTGATTATGGAATTACAGCTCACGCCCGTCAAAGGCGCTACCGTCTACCTGAAACAGATAGACCTTGTTGCCCGGCGTTAGCAGCTGCAGGTCTTGATTAATGCTCATGGCGTTTCCTACGGTCTGAATGCGGTTTCGAAGGTGGCAGAAAGCTGGTACATCGCATCACCGGCCGCATTTTTACCGGTCGCGTTAATCTTATGGCCATTGCACTTGTACAGGCCCAGTTCGAACATGGGGTTACGCCACATAAACGCAACATAACCTTTGTGCTCACGCAGGAAGTTACGGATCCCCACGATGTAGTCCCAGTCTCCCACGAACTGCAGCGGCCAGCTTCCCTGCTCCCCGTTTATGCCGTCCCCGGTTTCCTGCTTGTAGCCATCGCCAAACTGAATACTGCTCACGCGCTGCGTGATGTCGCCCTCGGTGTTCACCCGAGGGCTCCAGTAAAACTCTCTAATGGTCATCCTCGGTTTCCTCGAATAGCCTGAGTGAACACACCGTTTTGCCCCAGGTCCTTATCCCTCAGGGCGCGGTAACGCTGATCGACAAAGTTCCCAATGTCTTTGCCAAACTGCTCCCAGCCGTTTGACGTTTCAGTTTTGGTATTCCCGTTCCCATCAATGGTGATAAACACCTGAGGTGCGCTGCCACCGCCCGTACCCTGACTGCTGCCCCCAATCGCCCTGACACCCAGCGAACCGTCCGCAGAGCGAGTCAGCGGCATAATGGCTTCAGGACCCGCCTCACCGAATACGCCCGCCCCTTTCGCAAAGGCAAACATCGTTGGCGAGTTATAGACGCCGCCACTGTAGGCGCTTAGTGAAGGAGAATCGTAAACGCCACCCTGGGCATTGAATGACAGGTTGTTGTACGAACCGGTGCTGAAACCTGTAGATGTTGAAGATGTGCTCGCCGCCGAGCCGCCGAAGTAGCTCGCTACGCCGCTGGCCAGCGTTCCGAACAGGCTTGACGTCGAGGAGCTGCTACCTCCTGCCAGATTGACAACTGCCATCTGTAATTCCACTTTTGCGAGCATCGACAGCACCGAAAGCCCCCAGGACTTCCAATCAGCAGTACTGCCGGTCAACATGGCCGTCATATTACTGAATGCGCCGTCCAGCGTGCTTTCAACGCCCTGCGAAACTGTCCCAGAAATATTGCTGATATTATCGAGCCAGTTATTAAATCCTTTATCCAGACCCGAACGCCAGTCAGCCTCAGACGCGGCAACCGCCTTGTACTTTTTATCCAGATCGTCAAGCGCCCGACCCCGCGCAGCCGTGGCAGCCGCCCCCTTATCCGTTTTATCGTAGACCCGCTCAACCTGCTGCTGGTCATCAAACCTCTGCCGCTGCCGGTCACTCAGACCGGCTGTCTGGGTTGTCAGCGTGGCCTCATCGCGATATTTCCGCGCGGCTTCCCCGAGGTCTTTGAGCGCCTCCGCCTGCTCACGTTGTTTTTTTACGTTCGCATCGGCTTTCTGCGTCCATGTTTCCAGCTCGGTTGCTGAGGCTCGAATTGCCTTACGCTGTTCCTCCGTCCATTTTGTCCCCGCCTGGTGGGAAGCCGCGTACAGCTCTGAGGCTTTTTCGCCTTCTGTCGTCCGTACTCTCTGAACTTCGATAGCCACACTCAGGTCGGCCATTTTGCGCGAGTACTGTTCGGCCAGTGAAGCAGCCTCACGCTCGGCCTTGTTATGGGCGTTGGTCGCGTCTGTCGCCCCCTTTTTTGCTTCAGACACCTTCTGCGTATTGTTATATTCGCTTTCGAGCGCCTGAGTATACTGAAGGGAGTAGGTGGCATTCTCGGCCCCCGTTTTCCCCATTTTCTCCAGATCGAACTGCGCCTGCTTGCGCACCTTGGCTAGCCCCGTCAGTGAGGCCAGCTCCGCCTGCTGCTGCTTTTGCTGGAGAGTCTGCGCGTCTTTACTGCTTACAGGCGCCTGCGGTAACCTCATGGGTGCACTAACCAGGCCAGTACGCGCCTCTAGGAGGACATTCCCCAGAGACAGAAGCCGGTTAAACTCGGTGTGTTGCCCGTTCATCATCAGCAATGACTGGTAAGCAGAGTTCTGTTCAGCCGCTTGTTGCCGGATCAGGGCGACGCGCCTGTGCTCAAGCCCCTCTAGAACGGACTGAATCTCCAGAGACTTCGCCTGCATCTGGCTGAGTCGTTCCTGCTCGACCGCTAGAGACGTTGTGGCATCACCCAGCGATTTTGTAGCATCGCTGACGCTGAGCAGATGATTGATCATGAACCCGCCGACCGTCGGTCCGGGGCTGGTCAGAATTTGCTGATAGCCCTTTACTTCATCGGCAAGCTTTCTGACCTTTTCAGCCTGTTGTTCAACAAGTCGGTTTTGTTCGTCGTAAGCACTTTGAGTTTTATTAACATTATCATTAGCTTGAGGCAAAGACATAGCGCTAGTCTTTGAACGAATATCCTCAATGGTATTCGCATACTCCTGCGCTTCTTTGCGAGCCTCTTCATTTTTCTGGTGGGTGTAAAGCCACGCCGCGCCGATGCCTAATACCACGCCCGGCACGCCGCCCACAGCACCCAGTAAACCGCTACCTAACCTTGAGCTAACCGAAGATATTGAATTGAGGCGAGTCTGCGCGGCCTCACGTGCCGCAATGTTCCGGGTGACCTGTGCCTGTGCCGCCGCCAGGCGTTTCTCGGCGGCGGCCTGCTGATCTGCCCCTACCGCCGCGACTTTAGCCTGCTGAGCGCGGTAAACAGCAGCACGCGCTCGCGCCGTAGAAACCTGCGTGCCGCGAACCTGTGCGGCAGCCAGTGCAACCTCGCTTCGCTGGGCAGCGATTAATTGGCCGGTCGCACTGCCGATACTGGACGCCATGTTTCCGAAATAGCGTACAACGCCAATAGCGACCAGCGTCCCTGTGACATTGGCCACCGTATCGATATTGTTCGCCAGTCCGTCCAGTGTGCCCGCCAGCGCCGCCGACGCACCTGTCGCCTTGTTCGCTCCGCCGACCCACGCCATAAATGCGTTTTCGACCTTTTGCGACGATCCACTGATCGAGGCAGGCATGGTTTCAAACTCCTTGCGCAACTGCTCGACTCGCGTCAGCAGCGGGACAATCTTGTCGGTGGTCAGTTGGCCATTGTTGGCCATGTTGCGCAGACCACCAATGGTGGTACCCAGACCGTCGGCGAGAAATTTCGCCAGGCGGCCGCCATTTTCCATGATGGAGTTAAATTCTTCCCCACGTAGAACGCCCGATCCTAATGCCTGGCTCAGCTGGGTGATAACAGAGCTGGCCTCCTCCGTGCTAGCGCCCGAAAGTTTCAGGGACGTGGCCACCGTTTCAGTGACCTTCGCTACATCGGATGAGGCAAAACCTGCATCACGCAGTGATGCCGCGATACGGCTGTAAAGACTGGAGTTTGCCTCCAGAGAGGTACCGGTGCGCTGGCTAATGCTCATCAACGTTGACTGGGCAGTATTAAAGTCATCGGTGGAGGTGGAGGCAAGTTTTAAGCGCCCGCTCAACTGGTTCCAGGTGTCAGCAAAATGAATGAGCTGGCTAGTTGCAAAAACGCCTGCGAACGCGCCGGCCATGCCAAGCGCCGACGATTTCACCGTACCGAGCTGAGCATTAAGCTCACTCAGGGTCTTCTGACTTTCTCGCGTTGCCGCAGCTGCCTTACGGCCGCCGTTTTCCATGGTCTTGTAATAATCGGCACCCATCCGTGAGGCACGGGATATCTCCGACTGAAACGAACTGGAGTTGGCCGAAATTTTAATGATCAGTTCGCGCAGCGTTGCCATATTTCACCCATAAAAAAACCCGCCTTCGCGGGTATTAATCTGCCAATTTCCCCAGGAATCCTTCAAGGGCGCTGATATCTTCCGTTTCTTCCACCGTAACATTCCACTGGATCGTGGCATCTTCAATGCTGACGTTCCCACCTTTCGCATTAAATATTGCCGCAGTGATTTGCGCGGCCTGCCGGTCGCCCCGGCGGTCACCAATGGGGCTCAGCTTGTCATATTCCATCCACAATTTAAGCTCACTGGCGGTCAGCGTTGACTTCAGCTCATGCAGCGTGCGCCCCAGACGAAGCGCAAGCGTCATTAAGAAGAAGGTGCCGGGGTCTCGGGCTTTTTTTCCGTGTCAGCCTGCGAGGTTCCGAGGGCTAAGGCTTTATTTAGAAGTCGTGCATGGACAGGGCCATAAATCGATGCCACCAGCGCTTTGTCTTCAAGGGTGAACACCGGTTTTTTCTCTTCATCAAGCAGAATATCAATAAAGAGAAAAACATCAGATTGCAGGTTGCGGTTAGCTTCCTGCGCAGGCGTGAGCTTTTTAGGCTCTTCGCCCTCAGTCAGTTCCGGATTAATCGACTGTCGCCATTCCAGCCAGGCCTGAGCCGAGGGCTCGCGGATAGTCACAGTCCTGCCCCATTCAGGGACTTCCACGTCTTTACTGCGAAAGCCCGATAGCGGCGCCAGCGCCAGGTCACGAAGTGAAGGCTTGGTAATTTTCTTAACCATTGGTTTATATTCCGAAAATAATCAATTAAGAGGGATACTGCCCATCAGCGCGCTGCCTAAGGGGCGACCGCTGTGATCCGCACGGGCTTGCCTTTAATACGCAGCGTGTACGACGCCGTAACCACGCCGGAAGTTGAGGCAGACCACGAGTTTTGGCGCACCTCGGCGAGATACGCATAGCCATTACCCGAAGGGAAAATGACTTTAACCGAGCGCAGCTCATCGTTTTCATACGCAGTTTCAAGCGCGGCCTGTGCTTCTTCATCCCCGCTCCAGTTTCGGGA